ACCAAAGTGTTGATGATAAAATTTTGTGGGCCTTACGCCGAAAGTTAAACCTTGCTACAGAAGTGATGGCTGAGGGTTACAAAACATGGCTTGTTTAGTGGACAAAACATGGCTTGTTTAGTGGACAAAATATTGGTTGCTGCGTAAAATCAACACCCGTATTACTATTGGCAGGCTTGCAAGCGGTGGTGGGTGCGTGCCATTCGGTGACTCGAGGGGATGTAGCTGTATCCCCTGGCCATTTCGTCGCCGTTTGCAAGTATATGGTAAGCGTACTCGTAGAAAGGAGACACCATGCTTACAATTATTTCCGTTGGATTTTTTGCAATTACAATAGCTGCTCACCTTATTGCAGGGAGTGGGTGATGACGGTGTACATCACGCAAGAAATGCGTGGGCGTGATATATCCCATGCATTTGAGTTTGGTGAAGTGCAAACTTTATTGCCACCCGACGCACCTGTGACACAGCAAAATATTAAAATTATGCAAGATAATTTGTATGACTTTTCTACAAATAAAGATCATCTGATTCTTGCAGGCGACCCTGCATGGATTGGTATTGCTTGTGCCATTGTAAGTGATACGACGGGTGGCTTGTTTAGGCTATTGCGGTGGGATCGTTTAAATGAATCATATCAACCTGTGTTGGTAGATCTATGGACGCATCGCAACTCAAATAATGGAGGATTGTAAATGGCAGAAGAATCAGTAGATGTTTTTGAGCAAGCGCATGATGTTTTTAGCAATATGCAAGATAACCAGCTTGAAACAGTCAGTAACCTTGCACAACGGCAGTTAGTTTTGCATGACAAAATAACTGTTGCAGAAGGTAAGCTCAAAAAGTTTAAGGAAGAGCTGCGTTCTGTGCAGGAAGACTTACTACCTGCTGCAATGCAGGAAATAGGGCTGAACAGTGTTGAGTTACGTGATGGCAGTAAAATTTCTATCAAACCGTATTACGGTGCTTCTATCAACAAAGATAACACTGAAACAGCTTACGACTGGCTAAACCAGAATGGGTTTGGTGATTTGATTAAAAACCAAGTGACGGCAAACTTTAGCCGTGGCGAGGAAAGTAATGCCACATCATTAGCTGACGACCTTGAAGGTTCTGGGCATAGGGTAAGTACTAAAAAGTGGATTGAACCTATGACGCTGAAGGCTTTTGTACGTGAGCAAGTGGAGCAGGGCAGTGAGTTACCCCATGACCTGTTCAATGTGTTTATTGGGGAAAAAGCAACTATTTTGAGGAAGGGATAACATGGCTGTTGTTAAAAAAACTGAGGGGGAGGTTGTCGCATTTGACGCCACTGCCTTTGAGTCGTTTGCTGGTGAAGGTTTGGAAGAAGTTACCGCCGACGACCTTGCTATACCATTTCTGCGTATTCTGGCGCAGTTAAGTCCACAAGTTAATAAGCGCGATGGTGCTTATGTAAATGGTGCCGAAGCAGGCATGATTTACAATACTGTCAGCAATGAAGTGTACGATGGTGAACAGGGTATTAGTGTTGTGCCGTGTTACTTCAACCGCCGGTTTATTGAGTGGCAACCACGGTCATCGGGGGGTGGCTTTGTAGGCACACACAGCCCAGATGATGAGATAGTAAAAACCACTGTAAAGAATGACCGTGGTGAGGATATTTTGCCAAACGGTAACTTGCTGACAAATACGGCACAGTTCTACGTTATTATGCCACATGAGGGTGCTTTACATAAATGCATCATTACTATGTCCAGCACCCAGCTGAAAAAATCACGGCGGTGGTTAGCATTACAAGCTAGCTTCCAGGGTAAGCGTAAAGATGGTACTATGTTCAACCTGCCTAGCTTCAGCCAAATGTACAGGCTGAAAACAGTTGCTGAGTCTAACGATAAAGGCGATTGGTTTGGTTGGGATATTACCCACGACAGACAACTTGCTGCGGGTGGTGGCCAGCCAGATGAAGCATTGTTTCTGCAATGTGTTGACTTTAAAAAGGCATGCGCTGCTGGTGATGTGCAAGCTAAAGAAACTGCGGCTCCTGTTGCTGGTAATGATGAAGCGCCATTCTAATGCAGGATATCGCGGAGCAGTTTTTTGAGCTGTTCCAAGGTAGTGAAATAGCACATGGCACGTTTATAGTCAGTCAATCAAATGGGCAGGTGAAACAACAAGGCGCAGCAAGCGTCGTTCGCCTGCCCACTACCGTGGAACTTTGGAAGCAACATTTATCAGGTAGTACAGGATTAGGTATTATTCCAATCCGTACAGATAATACCTGTTATTGGGGGGCTATTGATGTTGATGATTACTCAGTACAACACCAATCGCTAGCGCAAAAGCTAGCCTCTAACAGTATACCTGTTGTATTGGGACGCACAAAGTCTGGGGGAGCGCATATATGGCTTTTTTGCGATGACCCCATACCTGCTGCTGATATGCGGCGCAAATTATCAGAGTTAGCTGCTGTTCTAGGCTACGCTAAAAGCGAAATATTTCCAAAACAAGAACAGCTTTTACTTGACCGTGGCGATGTTGGTAACTTTTTGAATATGCCTTACCAAGCTGGTGAGCGTACTGTGCGATATGCTTTTAATGCGCAGGGCGAGTCACTAGAAATCGCTGAGTTTTTACAGTTATGTAAAGAACGTTCACTAAGCCTTGAACAGTTTTATGCATTAGATATTGCTGAGTTGTTTGGTGGTTATGAGCCTACGGAAGTTCTTCAGCAAGGGCCACCTTGTCTGCAACATTTGTGTGCACAAGGGTTTACAGAAGGCAGTCGTAATAATGCGCTGTTCAATTTAGGTGTGTATGCACGGTTGTTTGATGAAGAAAACTGGGAAACGTTAGTACAAAAATATAATGTGGATTACTTAACACCACCGCTTGCCCATAATGAGGTAGGTACGGTTATCAAACAGTTACAGAAGAAAGATTACTTTTACCGCTGCGACGACCAGCCTATTAATGCACATTGCGATAAAGTGTTATGCCGTGAGCGGAAGTATGGTGTAGGGCCAACTGGTGTTACCAGTGATTTATCTAGCCTTACAAAAATTGATGGCGACCCACCTATTTGGCTACTGAATGTTGATGGCCAGCGGCTAGAGCTTACTACTAGCGGATTAACTGTGCAGACACAATTTCAAAAAGAATGTGTAGCACAGATTAATAGGTTTCCTGTATCGGTAAACCAACGTGCGTGGCAGGCAAAAATACAGATATTACTTGATAATGTAACTGTGGTGGAAGTGCCGCCAGATGCGACACTTGAAGGTGAGTTTGAAGACCTGCTGTTTTCGTTTTGTTGTGAGCGTGCGCGGGGTGAAGAGCGCGAGGATATACTACAGGGGATCTCTGTTTGGGTAGAGGACCGTGTGTATTTCCAAGTGAAAGATGTTCGCAAACATTTGCAGGCTAATGATTTTACCTCGTATGGTTCTAATAAAATCACGCTGCGACTGCAGGATATGACTGCTGAAAAAACTTTTTGGCGCGTTCGTAACAAGGGTGTGCATGTATGGTCGTTACCGCAACAAATTTTTGAAGGTGAAGAGCAGCCATTAGCTTTGCCGCCACTCGCCGCAGAAAAAGATATATTGTGATTGAAATATTTTTAGGCCCGCCAGGAACAGGTAAAACTGAAACAAGTATCCGCATTGTGGAAAAATGCTTGGCTGATGGTGTGCCACCCGACCGTATCGCATATCTAGCTTTCACACGGCGAGCAAGCCTAGAAGCAAAGCATCGTGCAATGGAGCGTTTTAATTTATCAGCAAGTGACTTGCCGTATTTTAGAACGCTGCACAGCCTAGCTTACACACAGATCGGTATCATCCGTAATCAAATCATGGGCCGCAAACATTTTGACGAGGTAGCTGATTGGTTAAAAATCGGTAGCTTTTTTGGTTATGATAGTGAAACAGGCCCGTTTAGAGATTTTGGGTATGGTGATAAATACCTTGAGTTAATCAATATTGCGCGTATTATTCAAAAGCCTTTACGGCAGGTATACGATGAAAGCCCTTCCCGGCATTTGATTACATGGCGCAACCTTGAGTATGTGGCGCGAGGGTTAGCACATTATAAAAAAGTCCACTCTATGTTTGATTATACCGATATGATTGAACAGTTTGTTGCAAGTGAGTTTGCACCACGGCTAGATGTTGTGATTGTTGATGAAGCACAAGATTTATCCAAGCTACAATGGCGTATGGTTCATAAAATTGCGGAACGTGCACAACGTGTCTATATTGCTGGCGATGATGACCAAGCGATTTATCGTTGGGCTGGTGCTGATGTTGAACATTTTATCGGGCTTGCGGGTAAGGTACATACTTTATCGCAATCATATCGTATACCGCGCTCGCACCATGAAGTAAGCCAGAAGCTTATCCACCGTATATTTTCACGTAGGGATAAAACATTTATGCCCCGTGATGAGGATGGCACTTTGCAATGGTACAGGCATAGTGAGCAGGTAGATTTATCTGGTGGTGATTGGTTACTACTGGCGCGTACAGTGCGCGGAGCAAACCAGTTGGAAGAAGAAGTGCGCAGTCGTGGCTACCTGTATGATTTTGAAGGCAGTGTAACAGCAGATAGTAAAGTTATACGTGCGATTACTTTGTGGGAACGATTACGCGAAGGGGCACGTTTACCTGTAGCTGATATACGAAAAATTTATAAATTTCTACGCACGAACGAACAAGTAGCCTATGGCTATAAAGGTCTGCCTAATATTGAAGAAGATGGGCTGTATGGTTTGAACGAATTAATTGATGGGTTTGGCTTACTGACAAAAGCACCCTGGGATGACGCATTGGGGTTAGTAAATGAGCGTGACCGTAGGTACATCGCCGCATGTTTGAAAAAAGGTGAAAACCTTACGGGTCGGCCACGTATTAGAATATCTACTATTCATCGTGCTAAAGGTGCCCAAGCAGATAATGTATGTTTGGTGACAGATATAAGTAAGCGATCGCGTAGTAAGTGGACTTCAGCAGAGCAAGATGATGAAGCGCGAGTGTTTTATGTTGGCCTTACTAGAGCAAAACAAACGCTGCATTTAGTACATCCTATGCATGGGCATGGATACATTATACCTGCTTAATACTCACTGTGAATAATTAATACTAACTTTTGCTAATCAGCTTGTTTACTGTGTAATTGTAACTACAACACAGGAGGGTTGTTACATGCATAGTGAAGCAGGCCCATCACAGGTTGAGGTGCAGTATGCTACTAAGAGTATACTTCGTGCGCTTAACCTACAGGCCAGAGATAGTGGCTGGGACCATTGGGAACTGCGCAGTGTTGAAGCACTGCCAGAGGCTTGGTACCCAGTCTGTAAGTACAATGAAGATACTATTGCGCAATGTGTAATGGTAACATTTATGGTTGACACTTCCGGACAAACAGCGGTGCTACCGCTTTCTTATGACGAGTTTGCACACCTGCCAACTGCCATGCATCCTGTGCAGAACAGTTGGTTTGATGATGCACATGGTATTCATTGAGTGTGGGAAAAAAGCAGCCGTGCTGGAAAACAGGCGGCTATTATGTGTAACGTGCTATATGGAGGAACAAAATGGCACACATGGTAGAAACAATGGCTTACGCGGGACAAACCCCTTGGCACGGACTCGGGACAAAAGTAGAACACGACATGACACCCGAAGAAATGCTAATCGCCGCGCAGTTAAATTGGACAGTTAGTAAGCGCCCATTATATACGCCAAGCGCACCAAACGTTTGGAATATTATTGACCCAACAGGCGAAGCACTGTTTTTCCATTTGCCTGATGACCATGTACTAATGCGGGATAGTGATAATACCCGCCTGAGTGTATGCGGTAATGATTACATACCTTTCCAAAATGCGGAAGTTATGCAGTTTTTCAAAAAGTTTACCGATGCTGGTAACATGTCAATAGAAACAGCAGGTAGCTTACGTGATGGTAAAGATATCTGGTGCCTTGCTAAACTGGATAATAATTTCGTGTTACCAGGGGATGACCAAGTAGGTGGTTACTTACTACTAAACAACAGTCATCAAGTTGGTAAAGCTATGACTATTATGCTTACGCCTATCAGGGTTGTTTGTAACAACACACTCACCCTGGCATTAAAGCAAGGTGGCAATAAGTTCCGTGTACTGCATATCCAAATGTTCGATGAGCAAGTACAAGCTGCCGCCGAAGAAGCGTTGGGCCTGAGTAACAGTGGGTTGCAAGTGTTCCAAGAACAGGCAGAGTTTTTGTCAAAGGTAACGGCAAAAGACCAATTTGTTGACCGTTACGTTGCACAATTATTCCAGCCTAATTTATTAGCAAGCAATGATGATGTGGCTTTTACCCGTGATGAGTTTAAGCGTACCGCATTAGCTGTACGTGAGGCTATTGAAGTAAGCCCTGGCGCTGATGCTAAATCAGCTAAAGGCACATGGTGGGGTGCACTGAATGGTGTGACATATGTGCTTGACCACCAGAAGCAAAGCCGCAGTGCTGGTAATGGACTGTACAGTGCATGGCTCGGCGGTGCTGCTAACACAAAACGTAAGGCGCTGGACTTAGCCCTGGATATGGCAAAAGCTGCTTAATGATAAAACAACACTTGTTCAGGGGGTGTTCTTAAACCATAAAAGAACATCTTCTGAACTTTTGGAGAATCCTATGTCTGATGAAAATAGCCTAGTTGATAGCGTCGAACAGATGATTGCACAGGCGCTTACCCCTGACCCGAAAAATATCCAGGTAAAAACAAAACGCCGCCCACCTATGGATGGTAAATTGGAAATTATCAACCTTGTTGATGAGCCGACGGGTGTAGCCGAAAACAGTAACCGTGCACGGAATATGCGTGTAGTTATGGAAAGTCGTACTGTGAAAGAAGCTTTAGACCGCCTTGGCGAACTGCCGAGTGCTGGTTCTTCTGCAGATATTCGGCTAGCTGTTAATAAAGGCGTTATCCGTTTAGCCGAGCCCCAACAGGAGTAGGTAATGCAGTTTGACCAGGAGAACGTAGAATCTTTTTTCTACTGGATCAATGAGCGCCACAGTATTTACCTGAAACGTTTACATGGTGAACCTGCACCATGGACTGATGACGATATACTGCGGGATTATAAATTCACAAACCCCTTTAGAGAAAACGATGCCGTAACAATATGGATGCGGCAGAACTGGACACACCCAAACAGTAATAAACCTTGGGGTGAGCAAATTTTCAATGTTTGCTTATTCCGTATGTTTGGCACAATTGAGTTTGCTGAGGCTGCGGGTTGGCAGGATGATTGGAACCCAGAGTACTTAAAAGCTGTGGCACGTACACGGTTGGATAATAAACAAAAAGTATTCACAGGTGCTTACATCATTACAAACCAGGGATTGAAGCTGCCAAAAGAAGAAGTGGTGGTTGATAGATTCTTGGGGCCGATTTGGCAAAGCAAAGATGATTTAGCAGACTTAGCCAATAACGATCCATACTTACAGGTACTCCACAACGAGCTTGGTAAATTTCGTGGCTTTGGTGGTGGTGGTTTTATGGCTTACGAAGTAGTCACTGATTTAAACTACACACCTGTACTCAGTTTAGCTTTTGATAAGTACCGCTGGGCAAATGCTGGACCAGGGGCAAAGCGTGGTTTGAATCGCCTAAGTAACCGCCCACTGAACAGTAGCAGCAGTGATTGGAACACAGAAATGCGTGTTCTGTTGGAAGATTTAGCACCACGGCATATCGGCAGCCATATTCCTAAAGAAGATGTGGATATGCGTTGTATTGAACACAGCCTGTGTGAGTGGGATAAATATACACGGGTTTTGCGCGATGAAGGTAGGCCGCGTAGTAAAGTGAATTATACGTGGGGTATGAACTACCCTGTAAACTCAGGTACCGTAAACACTGATATAGCTGATTATGGGCCTGAAAACCGTGGGTGGGATTATAATGGCTGATACTGTTGTAGTGCACTTGACTAAGTGCGCTGCGCAGACTACTATCGCCAGCGCACGTATCGCAAAGTACATAGCTACGATGTTTGGTTTACCATTGGTAGATCAACCAGGGCTGTGGAAAAAGCAATACAAGAACATTATCTATGTAAACAGCATGGGTGCATTTGCCCCGCCAGAGTTGCGCCTTGAGTTAGCGCAGCAGGTACGGGGCTGTGAAAAATTGATTTATGTACAGAATGATTATAACGTACACCCGATTAGCCAAGTGCAAAAGGTTGTACGCGATGAGCGTGGGTGGAGCCACGACTTCCCATTTACTACAGGCAATATACATTTATGGACAACTGTACCTGAGTACTGTAGGAAGCCTGGAGATAAGTATATAAATTGGAATGCTCTTACCTTCAATCAGGCTGTGCCAAATGCCCTTTTAAGGGGCGCAGAGGCATCTACAGTGTTTTACTGGGGGGCATGTAGGCCAGGGCGCGTAGATGCGTTTAAACGGCTGCTGTTGGGCGTTAATAGCATTCGGCGGGGGCCGGTGGTTATTAGCTGTGCTGGTAAAGTCCAGCGCAAGTTTTTAGAAGCTGCTGCAGATACGGTACTGCAAAATACTGCACAAACATGGGTGCCCGACCATGTGAACTTTTGTAAACCATTTAAAGATTTAGGTGAGCTTTCAGCTTACGGTGCTACCGTGTACATGGAAGATGAAGCAAGTCATACTGTGTACACAAGCCCTGCAAATCGTTTTTACGAGGCATTGAGTGTAGGGCTGTTTATGTATGTTGATCAGCCTGCGGTACATACTTTAGAACAAGCAGGTTATGAGGTGCCCCAAGAGTGGGTAGTTCATTCGTTAGATGAGATCCAACGGGCAGGTATGCCTGTGCCAGATGAGTGGCAAACAAAACAAAAGATAATGTGGGTACAACACGCGATAGCAGAGCGTGAAAGTTTGGACAGTGCCCTAGTGCAAGCAATGCATGAACTTGAACCAGAAAGGAGGCAACAAAGCGATGCGAGCTTTTAATGTGCGCAATGTTAGTGAAGCTCTGTACGTTGTAAACGAAGAGATACGTGTAGATGGTATTCAACAAGATACCCGTAATGGGCCAGCACTTGAGTTTCCTGGGCCAGTAGCAATCACATATCAAAAACCCTGGGAAAGGGTGCTGTTTTACCCACTACGCGATGCTAATCCATTCTTCCACTTGCTAGAAAGTTTGTGGATGTTAGCAGGGCGTAATGATGTTAAGTGGATACAGCGGTTTAATAACCAAATGTCGGTGTACAGTGATAATGGTAGCACCTTTCATGGTGCATATGGGCATAGATGGCGTAACCATTTTTTTGAAGACCAATTACCTGTAATTATTCACCGGCTAAAAACATACCCAAACGATCGGCGGTGTGTACTGGGTATGTGGGATCCTACAACAGACCTTGTTGCTGGTAACAAAAATGTAGATTTACCCTGTAATACACATATCTACTTCCGCATTGATAAACGGAACCGTTTACATATGACTGTGTGTAATCGCAGTAATGATATGATCTGGGGTGCCTTGGGCGCGAATGCTGTGCATATGAGTTACCTGCAAGAATATATTGCTGCAATGGTTGGCTGCGACATAGGCCCATACACACAGTTCAGTAATAACTTTCATGCATACCTTGAAACGTTAAGTAAGTTGGATGGTTTACAGCCCGAGTATGACCCGTACCTGCAACTGCGACAAAAATCACAGCGGCGGTTAGCATTAGTGAACGATACCAATAAGTTTGACAGTGATTTAAAAACTTTTATTGAGTATATCGGCAGTGGTGATTTGGTAGCTGCTTTACCAGAACAATTACGGAAAACAGAAAATAATTTTTTCCGTGGCGTAGCTGTGCCTATCGCAACAGCGTACCTTCAGTATAAGCAGTACAAAAGCACACAAGAAGTTCCGTACTTATTACATGCCCAAGAAACTGTGCAGAGTATACAGGCACCAGATTGGCAACGCGCTTGTCATGAATGGTTGAACCGCAGGGCAGCAAAAGCAGGTTTCAAAGTATTAGCACCAGAGGAGGAGTATGGCTGTGCGGGAGCAAAAGCACCAAGGTAGTCCAACTATAAATGAAGTAAGTGAGCTTGCAAAAGAAGATGCAGTAGCGTTACTCCGTGCTGAAGCAAGCTATGGCGATAGTTGGCGTAAACGTGGGGGCGTCGGTGCTTACATGATGCTTGCCCGGAAGTGGGATAGGCTAGAACTGCAAGTTGAACAGCATGGTTATGATGTGTTCAAAGCTATTGCAGAAGACCCACGGCAAGAGGGTATCATAGATGATATCCGTGATTTGCGGCGATACTTATTTTTAGTGGAAGCATGGTGCCAACTCAACGGCGAAATACTTAGCCATGAAATTAATAGAGAACCAATTGACCCCACCGAAGATACTTAATCGGGAAACGTTGGAAACACCTTTGCGTGCGACTTGTTCTTGTTTACAAGAAGAAAGGCAGATTGTTGTGCGTGTGCTGAAAAACAAATGGCCAAGGTGCTCTTGTAAGAAGCTGATGAAAGTGCAAAAATATGAATAAAAGTCCACGGCAAATGACTTTTTTCTCACCCAAAAGTGAGTGGGTAGCACCAACAGAGTTCCCCGACCTTTCTGCTTACGAAACAGTAGCAATTGACCTTGAAACCTGTGACCCAAATTTACGTGATTTAGGTAGCGGGTGGCCCCGTGCTGATGGGTATATAATTGGTGTCGCGGTGGCAGTAGCTGATAACCAGTGGTACTTTCCTATACGGCATGAGATTGGCCCAAACTTAGATGCACGCCGAACACTACGGTGGTTGGCTAGTGTTACTGACGACCCTGATAAAGAGTTAGTATTTCACAACGCACAATATGATGTTGGGTGGCTGTTAGCTTCCGGTGTGAAAGTAAGCGGCCATATACGTGATACAATGGTGATTGCTCCCCTGCTTGATGAAAACAGGTTTAGTTACTCACTAAATAATTTAAGCAGAGATTATTTAGCTGACATCAAATCAGAAAAAGATTTACGTGAAGCTGCGGCTGAGTTTGGCGTTGACCCAAAAAGTGAAATGTATAAACTGCCAGCTAGCTTCGTTGGTGCATACGCAGAGCAAGATGCTGCTTTAACACTTCGTTTATGGAATTACTTTCAGTCGCTGGTTATACAACAAGACATCAGCGATATAGTAGCTTTAGAACATGATGTACTAGCTACTGTGATACCTATGCGCCGTAATGGTGTGCGTATAGATACAGACCGTGCTGAGCAGCTTAAAACGTACTTTGCTAAAGAAGAGCAGCAGTTACTGACACAGTTGCATCGTGAAACAGGTAAGCATGTAGAAATATGGGCTGCTGCCAGTATTGCTGAAGCTTTTGATGCTATTGATCTACCATACCCACGTACAGAAAAAACTGAAGCACCTAGCTTTACAAAGTTCTGGTTGAAAAACCATTCGCATACAGTGCCAAAATTGATTGTGCAGGCCCGTGAGTTGAATAAGGCACGCACTACGTTTGTAGATACGATATTAAAGCATAGTCATAATGGGCGCATACATGCAGAGCTGCATCAGCTGCGTAATGATGGTGCTGGTACTATCACAGGGCGGTTCAGCTATAGCAGCCCTAATTTACAGCAGATGCCAGCACGTAATGCGCAGATTGGCCCCATGATCCGTAGCTTGTTTTTACCTGAGCAAGATACTTTGTGGGGGGCATTTGATTATAGTAGCCAAGAACCGCGATTAGTTGTGCACTATGCCAGCTTATTAGAGTTTAATGGTGCACAGGCATTTGCTGATGAATATCATCGTGATGTGGCAACTGACTTTCACCAAATGGCCGCTGATATTGTAGGATTACCCCGTAAACAAGCAAAAGATATTAACCTAGGGTTATTCTATGGCATGGGCACAAATAAACTGGCGACAAGCCTTGGCCTTGAAAGAGATGAAGGTAAAAAGTTATTTGAGCAATATCATGCAAAAGTGCCGTTCGTTAATCAACTGAGCGAGTATGCAAGTAAACGTGCCGCGACTAAAGGTGTTATCCGTACACTTTTAGGTAGGCGATGCAGGTTTGATAAGTGGGAACCGAGTAAGTACGGTACTTATAAACCGATGGATTATGAAGCTGCATTTAGTGAACATGGCCCAAGTATTCGGCGTGCGTTTACATACAAAGCGTTGAATAAATTAATACAAGGAAGTGCCGCTGACCAAACTAAAGCAGCAATGGTCGCGCTGTACAAAAACGGATACTTGCCGATGATACAAGTTCATGATGAACTTGATGTTGCTGTAAGCAGCGAAAAAGATGCGCGACATATAAAAGAAATTATGGAAACATGCGTATCATTACAAGTACCAAGTTTAGTCGACGCTGAGTTTGGTACAAACTGGGGCGAAGCAAAACAATCTTTTTCTGACAAACCTTGGACACGTGGCTTACAAGAAAAACATTCTGTTATGATAGCTTGAGGTTCCTCATGTCAAAAGATAATGTGATAGATTTTCCACTACCAAAAGTAGAAGAAACATTTCAAGATGTAACTGCTTTACGCTGTAGTGAACCTAATTGTGGTTCTATACACTTTTTTCTTGAAATAAGCGAGTTACGTCGTGTGATTTGTTCAAATTGCTACACGACAGTACGTATGGGTTGGTGAGTAAAAAAGTTTTGTAATTAGTGTTCGTTAGGGCTTTTATATATTACAAGCAAAATATATAGGAGGTTGCTTATGTTTAAGAAGTTGTACAAAATTTTCAAAGGTAAGCCTACAGACGGCCCCGCACCACGCGGCAAGTGGACCGCACTAATCAAGGACATGGCTGTTGGTGATTCAGTATTAGTTGCTAACCGTAAAGAGGCAGAGCGCCTGCGGACTGCTGCATACGCCCAAAAGAAAAACATTTCTACCCGCACCATGCCCGATGGCACCATGTATTGTCGGCGGATTGTATGATGGGTATGTATGGGCGTATATCACAAATTGCATGGGACTATACCGCTGAGCGTATACCCACTGCGCATGAAACATTTGCCGAAGTACTGGCTACGAACGAAGAAAGTTTGCTCGCAGCATACCAAGGTTACTGGGCAGCTAAAGGGGCGTTGATGCGTTTGGAGGCCGATGATTTTGCGTACCTTAAAGGTAAGCAACCAGCTATTGTAGCAGCAGAAAAACTTGTGTGCCAAGCCGCTGATGAACTCAGTGTTTTCGGCGATGTATACGAGGTGCTTGCTGGTATTGAACAGGATAGGGGTGGGACGCAAACCTCCTTGTGGAGTGCCGCTACTGGTGTGGGCACTTAGAGGGTACAATGCAATACTCTGGGCAACCCCGTATGTTTATTTCATGTGCAGAGTTATTGCCAAGGCTGGCGTCCCAATATGTCTAGGTCCCCCTAGACATATTTGATAACAGTTAAATTGTATCATACCAGCCTAGTTCAAGCCGGAGGGGGTTACAGCAATCTGTGCCCTGTGTGCTCTGGCTTGAACTAGGGTTCCCGTAGAAAGGGGGAGTTATGAATATATTTCACTTGGATTCTGATCCTAAACGCGCTGCGCAAATGCATGGCGATAAGCATGTTGTAAAAATGGTGCTTGAAACAGCACAGATGTTATGCACTGCCCACCGATTAGTGGATGGTGATAGGTATGCGAATGTAAATAAGCTGTATCAAAAGGCTTACATGAACCACCCGATGACTGTTTGGGTGCGTAGTGCGAAAGAAAATTATATATGGACACACCATTTGTTCTACGCATTACAGGAAGAATTTTTATTCAGGCGTGGTAAAACACACGCAAGTATTCGGTTATTGTTACCCCTCGCACAAGTGCCTTGGGGTATTGATACAAACTTCTTTACCGAGGTGCCACAGTGTATGCCCGATGAATACAAAAACGATGACCTAATTGTTGCGTATCGGGATTATTACAAATATAAGGAAAGTCTGGATATTGTTCATTATGAGTGGGGCCGTCCGCGCCCTGAATGGCTATAATGGTTGCACCAAAAGTCACACATAAAAACCAGCTTGATGTCGTAGCAAATCCAAAGCGCGAAAAAGGGCTGTCAAAAACACAAGAAAAGTTCGCACTGCTCTATGCTACACGCGACGATTTAACACAAAGTCAGTGTGCCGTAGAAGCTGGGTACAGTAATCGTAGTGCGCACAGTAAAGCCAGTGAGTTACTGAACCCTAGAAAATGGCCGCATGTAACACAACGCATCCGTGAAATCAAAGAAGAACTCGGCCGTAAATACGAAGTCAACTTTGAAAACCATGTGCGCAAACTGGCAGAGCTACGCGACGAAGCAATGCAAGCAGGAAATTTTGCCGCTGCTATCAATGCTGAAAAGTTTCGCGGGCAAGCTGCAGGAATCTATATTGACCGCAAAGAAATCTTGCACGGGAAAATTGATCAAATGAACCGTGAAGAAGTTATGCGAGCAATACAAGAAATGCAGAACGATTACCCTGCCCTGCAAGAAATAACCACTGAGTATAAAGTAGTAGAAGGCGATTAAATACTGCTGGTTTTCGCCCCTCTGTTAAGGCAACGTTAGTATATTACTTAACGTTAGGAGGTTGCTTATGTGGAATGCAAACAATTTTTACGGCGTGACTGATGTTTACCTTGCCGAGACATGGCGCTTGCAAGATGGTATGTTTGTGCGTGAAGGTTATGTAGTTGAGGCTGCTGGCCATGATACTGTGCAAAGGGACCAACCCAGTTGGAAGATGATGCCAAAAGGTTTGGACAAAATGCGTTTACATTTTGTACCTACAATCGGTGGGCAAGTTACAAGAGATGCGATACATGCATACCAACAACATGATAATGAAAGTTATGTTGTGCAAAATGCAAAGGAGTTTAGATATGTGCATCTTAAAAATGTTCTTTGAAGGTGTGGCCTTCCTGGTAGCATGCGCAGGTTTAGTCGGCATTGTGACGTTAATCTACTTACTCATGCACTAGGGGGGGATATGTTTTTATTATATGGGCTACTAGGAGTAGTATTCGCACTGCTGCTAGTAGCATTTTTTGACTGATCATGACATATTTTATTATTGCTATCGTCATGTATTGGAT